TGGGCAAGGAGGCTGGCTTCGAGGTGTCCGAGCGGTCGGATGAAGTCAGCCTCTAGGTGCCCGGTAAGCACCAGGAAGATTAGGTAAGTGCTGGGATGGTTTTCGTTGTCTGCCCAACAAAAAAGACGATCGACGTCATACTCGGCGTCGCGGATGGCTTGCGATTTCATTAGAGGTCAACAGAAATACCGTGTTCGTCCCAAAGACGTTTTGAGTAGATGGTGCGGAGGTAGTGAGCCTCCATCGCGTCGTCCAAGCGACCAATGCTTGTGAAGTACTGCTGCCGCATGGTTTCCCAGCGGAGAGCGGTGAACAGCAGGTTGTCGGGGACTTCCTTGCCGGGGTTGTTACGAGGGCGCTTGAGTCTTGGCATGGCTAGCGACGGCGCTTGTGGAAGAGGGTCGTGAGCTTGTCATCTAGCGCGATGATGGCAGCCGCATAGCTCCCTGGCTCTGGCGTTTCAAAAGACCAGAGCGAATTGCGGGCTTTCCGGGTCACTTCATACAGCAGGTCAAGCTCAACAGCATTAAACTCGACCTCATAACGGACCTCGGTGCGGTTAGCTGGCGCTCCTGTAGTGATGTCCTTCATGGTTTAGCGAGGGCAAGTTTTTTCTTGATGAGGGCTTGGAGCTCCTTAAAGCACTTGTCGCATTGCTTTTTGGAGGTGCTGCATTGCGCCCAGTCGCCTCTGGCGAAGGCATGAACGTATGCATCTTGAGCAGCTGAGAGGGACTGCTTTGCTTCCTCGATTTGCTGCTGGAGGGTGGCGGTGCTGGCGGGATTAGCGACATTGTTCATGTCAGTTCAGATCTCCTTTTCCGACGTAAAGAACCTCGAAGGATGGGCGCAACTGCTTGCAGCGTTTAACCGCTTGCTCGGCGCTGGCGCACCAATACCCAAGAGCGTCGTAACGCTGCTGCCTTTCGTCGTATCCATAGCAAACCCAGTGCATTTCGGTCGCGGGGATGCTGGTGATCATGCTGCCACCTCTTTCCTGGCTGTAATCCATTTTCCGAGAGCAGCTAGTAGCTGCGAGAGAGGGGGACCGTTGCCCCCGGTGATCCAAATATAGCCCATCCTGGATCCAGATGGGGATCAACCTGGAGCCAGTCTGTAACTAATCTTGATGCGAGTGCTTTGCGGACGGGAACTTACCTGGCTTGCTCTTGCCGCTATTGCCAGCTCGCTTCCTGCCCAGCCGCTCATAGCGTTCCTGGCTCCTGGCTTGCCCAGCTGCCGCACCATCCTTGTAGCCCGGTGGTTCAAGATCAGGTCTCTGCCTAAAGATCTCCCGCCAGTCCAGCGCCATCTAAAACAAGCCTTCTGCCTCCTTAAAGATGTCCCATGCGTCAACCCAGGCGCTCAGGCACTCGTCTGGCTCGCTTTGGATTAGACGGCATCTGCCAGGTCCGACGACGACCGTGTAACACCAGTCGACACTGATCTCCGGGTAATGGTCAATCAGCATCGACAGGTAACCCCCCAGCTGCGCGGTCGCGGGCTTTCGCCTGTCAACCGCTGGGCTGTTGCCAACAGTCTTTAAGTCGCCTAATGCGATCTTGCCGTTCTCTGTCCGAACCAGAAAATCAAAGCTGCCGCCAATCCCCTTGCGGGCATCGCATAGAGAGTGCTCGACCGCTATTGCTTCGCTGCCGTTAATCAGCCAGCAATCCTGCAAGGCATCCGTCCATTCGCTGTAGTTCGTCCGGGGTAACGCCTCAGCCGTCAACATCGCCTCGCAGAAGGCATGGACCTCATTACCTCGCGGAGCCCAGATGTGCTTCGTCTGATCGAAACGGCGTTGAGCTGCGGGATCTACGGGACTGGCGATCCGGGAAACGCTGAAGGGCAACCACCTCCCATCGAAGCGATAACGATGGATGTCCTCGAAAAACTCAAGCCCCTGAATTGGCTCTAGCATAGGGATGGGATAGGATCCTCAGCGGGTTCAACCCTATCACGATCTGATTACTAGATGGACAACTCTCTTACTAAGTTCCCAGTTGACGCCAGCCTCATGGAGCGCATTGAGCGCATCATGCCGGACTATCACCACAAGAGAACCTTTATTAATGCTCTGATTGACCAGGCATTGACTCGCCTGGAAGATGAGGCTCGCGCACGAGCTAAAGCTGGGCTGATCCGATCCGATTCCGCAGGTCCGAACCTGTAAATCGCTCCGTTCATCATGTCAGCACTAGACCGTGAGCGACGCGCATGGGAGCTTCTGCAATGGGTTCCGTTCTCCTTGCCAACGGAGTTTGACGAGGAGCTTGCAGCGCAGGGCTACTACACAAAACTGCAAAAGCAGCGAAGCGACGTAGCCCTTGACCAATGGGAGAAAGATCACCCTGCGCCGACTAGCTCAGAGCTAGAGGCGTTTCGAGAACTTGAAACCAGAGGTGTTTACAACCAGAAACAGTTCTTCTCCCCGAGTAAAGCAAAGGATGGCTACTACTCCAGCCGACTCAAAACCCACAACGATCAAGCCCGCAGCACTGGACGAGCATCAAGACCTGCTGCGCTTAATCGAAGATCACGCCGCCGCCGTGGTCTCTCATGAGAAGGATCGTACGAAGCACTCGCAGCTCCTTCGTCTATACGCAGAGGAGATCGGCTGCCCGATCAATGACAAGATCGCTGCTGCCTATGTAGCAAGGGCAAGCGGCTATGACCTCTCCGTCCCGGAGCCTAAAAAGCACGGGCAAAAGCTGAACGTTAATCCGACGCCTTGGTGTTGGGATGGACTGATCATGCAGGGGCTTTTTAACCTGCTGATCGCTCCGCCAAAGGTCGGCAAATCGGCATTGCTGACTGGCATGATCGGCGCATGGTGGCGCGGCGATGGATCGTTCCTTAGGCGTCGGTTTAACCAGCCATGCCCGAACGTTCACATCATCGGATCAGACCAGCCGGAATGTGACTGGTTCAAGCTCTTCGCTCGTGAAAGCCTGATCAGCGAAGACGGCATCATCGGCGGACCAATCAAGAGTCTTTGGTCTGCTGATGCCCCTTTAACGCTGCACGACGATGGCATCCGTGCAATCGCAGACATCGCAGCCGATGATCCTGGCTCGCTATTCATCGTTGATAGCTACCACGCCTGCGTCAGCCGCTTAGGCATCGACGAGGCGACCTCAGCGTTTGACGGTCCAGCGCGTCAGCTGATGAGCGCTGTTACGGCGCACGGCTGCACTCTGATCGTCATTCACCACGCGAACAAAAGCGTTGCTGGCGGTAATGCGACTAATGCCAGCCGGGGTTCTAACGCATTACCCGCAGCAGCATCCCAGCTAATCCTGATGAATTGGCTCCGCGCACCTGCAGACGGGCAGATGCAGCGCGATCAACGCGTTGTCCTGAAAACCCAAGGGCGAGCAAAGAGCACCACGCTGCTCGTAGAGCTGCAGGATGACGGCTGGATTAGCCACGGCGATGGCGATGAGGCATTAGCCCTTGAGGCTGCTGCAGACGCAGAGGAGGACCTCAGCGGACGCCAAGCGGATATGTACGACTACATGGTTCAGCGCAGCGAGGTAAAAGCAGCAGTCACCGTTAAGGAGCTGGCAGACCATCTGAACATCCCGGCAAAGAAAGCCGATCGCAGTCTTCGCAGCCTGATCAAAAAAGGTTTGGCTTGTCGCTGCGGCGAGCTTGCGCCTGGACTCGATGGCGGTCGTCCTGCTCATCTGTTCAGGGCGATTCTCGTTGGGGAGGACCCGGATGAGGGAGAAATAACCCCCTCCCCAGATTCCGGGGGGCAAACCGTCGTAAAGGGGGAAAACCCTCCCTACACGCATGAAAGTAGAGGTTTACCCCCTATTTCTCTTTTATCCCCTGATCCTGGGGGACGGGAGTTTTCCCCCCTGCCCTTTCCGGTCGGCTCCTCTGTCGAATTGCTTCAACCTGATGGCACCTGGACAAATGGCTGGATCGTCTCTAATGAATCCAAGCCATACGCCCTTACTGTTCAGCGCCTAGGCAACCCCGGCTTACGCAAGCGCGACCTCAGACCCAACCTCGATGTCCGCCCTTGCCTGGGCTCGCCTTTCCCGCAAACTGTCATCGCAACCGATGACGAAGAACCACTGGATTTCTGACCTATGTCCCGCATCGTTGCCAAAATCTCCTTTACCCCAGAAGAGCGTGATCATCTCGACGCTCAAGCAAAAGCCCTGAACCTCTCCCGCTCTGAACTCGTGCGCCTTCGTGCCCTGGGGGATCCTGCGCCGGGCTCTGCATTTACCCCGCCGCCTCTCAGCCTGCGCCAATACCAAAACGCCGTTACAGCCGCTTTAAAAGCCTCTAACGGTTCCTGCTCTCGTCCCATCGTTGAAGCAATCGCTGCTGCCGTCCTCTGCTCTGTCTATGAACCGCCCAACAAACGACCAAATGCAAGCCATCCTCAAACTGTGGGATGACTACTACCTAGCGCTGTACCAGCAGATCAATGACCCACAGCCCCCGTCAACGCCTGAACCACTTGGTCGAATCAGCCGCTTCCTCCGTCCAGCCGACTTGGGAAACGCTCGATGATGGCTGCATCCGTGTCTGCATTGGCAGTAACTGCGGCACCGTCTCCTCTCATCACCTAATCGAGCCAAAAATTAACCAGCTCAGATCTTCTTCACTTGCCTCCTAATTCAAGGCTGCTAAGCTCCTGCCACAGCGCCTCTTATTTGCCTCATGTCATTGTCTGCTGCAGATACCGCACAGGCTGAAATTCAAACTGCTGACATCAGCATTGACCTCGTTAAGCCATACCCTAAAAACTCGCGCAAGCATCCTGAGCATCAGCTCAAAGCGCTTACCTCCGCCATCAAACGATTTGGCTTTACCCAGCCGCTCATCGTCGATGAAGAATTCACAATCCTTGCCGGTCACGCACGTTTTGAAGCAGCTAAACGCCTAGACCTCGAATACCTACCCTGTCGAATCCTCCGGGATCTTTCGCCAGAAGAGAAGTCTGCTTACGTCATCGCTGACAACAAGATCGCAGATGAGTCCTCCTGGGATCACGAGAACCTCCTGGAAGAACTCGAAAAAATTACCTCCCTCGACTTCGACGAGGACATCGCTTCCATCCTTGCCCCCAGCAGCTTCGGGCTATCAGATGAAGAGCTGCGCTCGATCTCCGATGAAGATCGTCAATACAAACCGATCCTGAACCCAACTCAAGGCGCTGGTCTCGGGGTTACTGACGCCACTGTTCAACGCGAAGAGCAGCGGCTAGCTTCTCAGTTCAACGACAAAGCAGAGCAAGCTCTAATCCAGTTGACCTGTCCTCATTGCGATGAGTCCTTTACCATCGAAAAGAGGATCGCATCATGATGTCGCCCGAAGAGATCGGCGCGATCCTCGAAGGGCAGCAATACAAGTTCGCCAAGACGATGCCTTGGCTGCCCCATTGGTACACCCTTAAAGACACCTGGGACAATCCCTCCCTTTACCGGGATGTAATCGCCTGGATCCTCTGTCACGGCGAGCTCCGCGTCTGGGGTAAAAAGCGCACCGTGCGCCGTTACTTCGATTTCGGGGAATACCGCTATTGGCCGATGACGACGGATCCTGATGAATCCATCCTGCTTAATCGAGCCAGAATCGACACCGATAAATCCGAGCCTCTGCCGCCTGTCCCTGCCCATCCCTACGACGACGTAGCTCTTGAGTACGACCACATCTGGAGTGGCGAAGAGGCGTTGCAAGAGGATCGGCAGATCATGGAGATGATCGGCTACAAATCCGGCAGCGTCCTAGATATCGGCTGCGGTACAGGACTATTCCTGGATCACTACCCACACGCTGAGCCGTACCTGGGCATTGATCCCTCACAGGCAATGCTTAACGAACTGCTAGCGAAGCATCCAGAATCTCAAGTCCTCCCTCAGACCTTTGAGGACACAATCCCTGTCATTGGCGACACCCAATACGACTACGTTCTATCCCTGTTTGGCTCGGCGTCATACATTCCCCCACGCAAGCTCGCAAAGACGCTCTCCCTCGTAAAACCAGGCGGCAAGCTCTTCCTCATGTTCATCTCCCCTCACTACACCCCAATAACCCATCAGTACATCGAAAATCCGCCCTTGCTTTACAAGCACAAGTTCGAGAGCTACGGCGATGTCTCGACCCTAGGTAACTACACCATCGTTCAAGGATGAAATTCTTCCTCGATCAGACCGTTCATGAGGCAGCCCTAGACCGGATCCGCTACCTCTATTCCCAGTTCGATGATGTCATCGTCAGCTTCTCGGGCGGCAAGGATTCAACAGTTACCCTCAACCTCACTCTTCAGGTAGCGCGAGAGCTAAACCGCCTCCCCCTTAAAGTCGTCTTCCTCGATCAGGAAGCAGAATGGCAATCCGTCGTGGACTACGTCCGTTCTGTCGGCACAAACCCAGACATCGACCTCTGGTGGTTCCAGATCCCACTCAGGCTCTTTAACAGCGCCTCGTCTGACACTGATTGGCTGAACTGCTGGGCAGAAGGCGAAGAATGGATCCGACCTCAGGAGCCAAACTCCATTAAGGTCAACCGCTATAACTGTGATCGCTTCAAAGAGCTCTTCAAGCGCATCAGCCTTGTCGAATGGGGAGATAAGCGTGTCGCCTGGGTCGCTGGTGTCCGCTGCGAGGAGTCACCCGCTCGTGCCATGGCGCTAACCACCGCCGTTACCTATAAGCACATCACCTGGGGGCAGATCCTCGATAAAAGCAAAAGCCATTACACCTTTTACCCCCTCTACGACTGGAGTTACACCGACATCTGGAAAGCCATCCACGCAAACGGCTGGGAATACTGCAAAATCTATGACGAGCAATACCGCTACGGCATTAAGATCAATCAGATGCGGGTCTCTAACCTGCACCACGAGACCAGCTTCGTCAGCCTTTACTACCTCCAGGAAATCGAGAAGCACACCTGGGAAGCGCTCTGTCGCAGACTCCCTGGCATTAACACCCTTGGGCAGTTAAAAACCGATGCTTACGCTTGCCCGAAAACCCTGCCCTACATGTTCAAAGACTGGCGCGAGTATCGAGACCACCTCCTGAAACACATCTGCATACATCCCGAGCATCAAGCAAAGTTCAGACATTACTTCGAGCAGATGGACGAAAAGCTCCTGCTCTTCCCGGACAAAGAGGAGATGTATCGGGTTCAGATCAAAGCCGTCCTAAGCAACGACTACCACTTCACTCAGCTAGACAACTGGAAAACTCGCCCGCAAATGGCAGACTGGCGCAACTGGATGAAAGGTAAAACGCATCGCAACAACGCTAAAAACAAATACATCCAGCTTTCAATCCAGCAAGGCATCCAACCCGTTACCGCAGCAGAATGATCGACTTCTCCTCTCTGAAAGACCTGCCAGACTCTGAGCGTCTCGTCGCCATTGAGCAGCTCAGGCAGCAGCTCCATGAACTCAGCCCTGTTAAATCCCAGCCCGTAGATCGGATCCGCTGGGTGCCAGTCGAGATGGTCGAGCCTAACGATTACAACCCCAACAGCGTCGCCAAGGTCGAGCTAGGTCTGCTCTATACCTCAATCCTGCACGACGGTTACACGCAGCCGGTCGTTACGATCTGGGACGAAACCGTTCAGAAGTACGTCATCATTGACGGCTTCCACCGCTACTTCACTTGCCGGAACAATCAGGACATCCGCGATCGAAATTGCGGGATGCTTCCCATCGTTGTCCTGGATAAGCCAATTAACGACCGGATGGCATCCACCGTTCGCCATAACCGTGCCAGAGGTAAGCACTCCGTTGACGGGATGAGCAACATGGTTTTCCAGATGCTTGAAAACGGCTGGTCAGAAGCTGAGATCTGCGCTGAACTCGGCATGGAAGCCGAAGAAGTCCTTCGCCTAAAACACATCACCGGCTTCTCGAAGCTCTTCGAAAACATGCAATACAAGAAAGCCTGGGAATCAAAAACCCAGCTCAAGCTCCGCAAGCAATCCGAAAAGGAAGCCTCTGCCTGATCCGCGCTTCTTACTATTAAACAAATAGGTCGAGTTATGGCAGGTAAGAAAACAACCAACAAGGAGAAGGAATGGAGGATCGCTCGGGTCTCGGCGCTGAAGGCTCGCAACGTACCCAACTCCGAATGTGTCGCCTACATGACCCGCGAATGGGGGATCGAGCGTAGGCAGGCTTACCGCTATCTGGAATGGGCAAACGAGGTAATCCAAAAGGACTGGGACATTGACCGTCGTCAGCTGACCGCTGAATTGCTGGCGCAGCTCACGACACTCGCCCAAGAGGCTCGCAAATCAAGCCAGCCGCAGGTCACGCTCGGTTGCATTAACTCCATCGCCAGGATCGCTCGCATCCTCGAATGACCAGTGTTCTCTCTGCCATCCCTGGTGGTTCAGCCCTGTCTGAGGTAACGACTGGCGGGGTATTTAAAGCTGAAGATTATGAATCGCAGGTACAAGATCTAGCGAAGAACCTGACCGAGCCGCAGCGGGATGTCTACGACGCACCGGAGCGATTTAAACTGCTCTGCTCTGGGCGGCGCTTTGGAAAGACATACCTTTGCATTACGCGCCTGCTGAACTGGGCGCTTGAGAAGCCGGAGAGCCTGAACTGGTATGTCACGGCTAACTACCGGATGGCGAAGCAGATCGCCTGGCGTCAACTGAAGACGATGGCTCCTAAGGAGCTGGTAGTTAAGCGCAATGAATCAGACCTGAGCCTGGAGTTCATGAATGGTTCGATGATCGCGTTGCGGGGCGCTGATAACGAAGACAGCCTGCGTGGAGTCAGCTTGTCATCGCTTGTCGTCGATGAGGCTGCCTATGTCAAGCAGACTGCCTGGGAGATGGTGCTACGCCCAGCTCTTTCGGATCAGGGTGGTCCCGCTTGGTTTATTACTACCCCAGCTGGTCTGAACTGGTTCCATGACCTATGGGAGCAAGCCCAGGACCAGGATGATTGGCGGACCTTTTCATACACCACTATTCAGGGCGGCAACGTCCCAGCTGAGGAGGTCGAGGCAGCGCGTCGAACGCTAGACGAGCGCACCTTCCGTCAGGAATATCTAGCCAGCTTCGAGACCCTTGCTGGGCGCGTTTACCCTGACTTCAGCGATGAGAACATCTCCGAAGATGTCAAAGACACCGGCGGAGAAATCTACTGGGGCACTGACTTTAACGTTGGTATCATGGCTGGCGTTTTGGCTTCTCGTGTCGGCAACTCTGTGCATATCTGGGATGAACTCGCTGTAAAGCAGTCCAATACCGATGAGGTTTGCCAGATGCTGAAGGATCGCTTCCCTGGGCGAACGATCCTGGCTTACCCCGACCCAACGGGCAGCGCACTTAAAACCTCCTCTGCCGGGCGCACCGATCATGACATCATCCGGCGTTATGGCTTCCAGTGCATCAGCCCGAAAGCAGCCTGGGCGGTTAAGGATAAGATCAACGCAACTAACTGGATGATCCGCACTGCTGACGGTCAGATGCGGATGTTCATCCATCCTCGTTGCAAGCACACCATTAAGGCGCTGAAGAACGTTACTTACAAAGAAGGCGCTGCCGATTATGTGATCGACAAATCAGCCAACATCGAGCACTGGACTGATGGCTTGGGCTACTTGGTCCTGGGGGCGTTTAACCCGATGTATATGCAGTCTGGTAAAGGAACTGGCATCAGGGTCTACTAGCCTTGCTAACTACAATGCAGCAAAGCTGAGAGAACAGAGACGTGTACAGCGGCTTCCAGCACTACGACCGTCAGCTGACCGCTCGCGTCGCCAAGGTCAACGACCCAAACGCTGCTTGGCGGAATCAGGAGCCGCACTGGGTTTTAATCGAAGATTTAATCGGTGGCAGCTACGAACTGCGCCGCCGTCACCGCCGGTACTTGCCGCAGGAGCCTAGAGAACTCGACGAGGCGTATGACAACCGCCTAGCTCGTTCCGTTTGCCCGCCTTACTACATCCGTCTGGAACGGATGCTGGCTGGCATGTTGACTCGCAAGCCAGTCAGGCTCAACGACGTTTCCGATGTTGTCCGCGAGCAGCTGTTCGACGTTGACCTGCAAGGCAACGACCTGAACGTCTGGACCTATGAAGCCTGCCGCAAGATGGTCCGCTATGGGCACATCGGTGTCCTGGTTGATGCCCCTGCCGCTGGCGAGCTTGGGCGTCCCTATTGGGTAACGTACACGCCAAGAGAGATCCTCGGCTGGCGTACTGAGCTGATCGATGGAGCGCAAAAGCTCACTCAGCTACGCCTTCTTGAAAAGGTCATCGAACCCGATGGCGACTATGGCGAAAAAGAAGTCGAGCAGGTTCGTGTTCTGACGCCTGGCGCTTTCGAGATCCATCGCCACGACGCTAAAGGGCAGTTTGTTGTACATGACAGCGGTACAACGACGATGGATCACATCCCGTTTGCTATCGCCTACTCGAACCGCGTGAACTTTATGGAGTCACGCCCGCCGCTTGAGGACATCGCCAATCTCAACCTCAAGGCGTATCAAGTCCAAAGCGACCTCGATAACCAGCTCCATATTTCGGCAGTGCCGATGCTGGCGTTCTATGGCTTCCCGCAATCGGCAGAAGAAGTTAGCGCCGGTCCAGGCGAAGCGATCAGCTTCCCAAGTGACGGACGGGCGGAATACATCGCTCCCCCTAGTAACGCTTTCGACTCTCAGTTCCGCCGCCTCGATCAGCTCGCTAGCCAGATCAACGAACTAGGTCTCTCTGCTGTCCTCGGTCAGAAGCTCTCTGCTGAGACCGCTGAATCGAAGCGCATCGACCGCAGCCAAGGCGATAGCACGATGATGGTCATCGCGCAGAACATGCAAGATCTAATCGACAATTGCTTAGCTCATCACGCCCATTATCTAAATATCGAGGAAGTGGGTAGCAGCTTTGTTAATCGTGACTTCCTTGGTGCTCGTCTGGAGCCTCAGGAGATTCAAGCGCTCCTGCAGCTTTACACGGCTGGCACGATTAGCCAGAAAACTCTGCTCGACCAGCTTTATGAAGGCGAAGTCCTGGGCGATGAGTTTGATGTCGAGGAAGAGCTGGAGTCAACCCAGGCAGGCGGTTATGTCGAGATGGCACCGCCTGAACCCCGCGCTGTTAGCACGATCCCAGAAGAGTCAGCAGAGCCGGAAGATACAGAAGAGATCCCGGCATAGTGAGGCAACCGGAGGACTCCAATGGGCGCATCGAAGCCGCGCAAGCAACAGCTCACGGTCCTCGAAAAACCGCTAGCGGATCGCATCTTTGCTGTCATCCGCTGTACCTGGTTTCGTGAAGGCAAAGAATATGAGGTCGAAGAGATGCAACTAGAAGAGGATGTCGAGCACGTCGAGTTTGTCTTGCATGAGCTGATCGAGCGTTGCTTGCGGGCGGGCGCTGATGTCCTAGTAATGACTCCCTGTCCAGCAGAAGAGATAGGGATCGTGCCATGACGCAGCACGCTGAGTTCTATCGCAACGCGATTGACCTAAACCGCTACAGCAACGGTGTTACTCGTCGCATCGTCAGGGCGTACAACGACGTCATCCTTGACACGACCGAACGGCTGGCAGCGCTAGACCCTAGTTCTGCGCCGCAGACAGCAGCTCGCCTACGCGCCATTCTTGCTCAGCTAAAGGAGTCGCTAGCTACTTGGTCAGGCGATAGCACGATGCTGATGACCGAGGAGCTTCAGGGCTTAGCTGTCCTGCAGAGCGACTTCATGGTTCAGCAGCTTCGGGATCTGCAGCCTCCCGGCGCTCCGGCGATTGTTCGCACGGTCGAGATCAGTCCGCAGTTCGCCCAGGCGGTCGTTACCTCCGATCCAACCCAGCTCGGGATCGTTTCCCTAAGCGATCAGCTGCCAGGAGCTGTTCGCACCGTCGCCCGCGTAACCGTTGCTGATGGCGTGACTCTTACCCTGCCGAACGGTCAGATCGTGCGGAAGGCGTTCGAGGACATCGGCACTGCACAGGCAGAGCTGTTCTCGCAGGCGGTTCGGAATGGTCTCCTGACTGGCGAATCGACGGAGAGCATCGTCCGCAGGCTTAAGGGAAGGCTGAACCGCGAACGGCTCGGGACTGTTAATCAACAGATTCAACAGGGCGGATTGGTCACGGCTCGTGCGAATAACCAGATCCGCGCCATCGTCCGCAGCAGCATTACCCAAGTCAACGATGCTGCGATGCAGGAGGTCGCCCTAGCGAACCCCGATGCAACCAAGCGGTATCGCTACACCGCTGTCCTTGATAGCCGGACCTCCCCGATCTGCCGAGCACTCGACGGCAAGGTTTACAACTGGGGCGAGGGACCGCAACCGCCTGTTCACTTCAACTGCCGCTCGATGCGGGTGCCGCTTGTTAAAGGCTTCGCCAAGCGGACGCTAGAGATCAGGCAGACCTACGGCGAATGGCTGCAAGCCAACCCGGAGCAGAAGGAAAAGGTCTTTGGCAGCAAGACACCTTACTTCAACTATCTCTCTAAGAAGTACGGACCGACTGATGCTGTCCGTCGTTTTGTCCGTGAGGATGGGACCGAACTAACCTTGAATCAACTGGCTAGCAAGTATCCCAATGTCAAACCAGGAGTTCCAGGCGATTAACCTCAACGGCGAGCAGGTGCTAGCGAGGCAAGTCAAGCTTGAAGACGGCACCCTGCAATGGCGCAATAAGTTCGGCTTAGCATTAGGGCAAGTGGAGCCGATCAATGGCAAAGGCGACCAAAAAGCAGCAAAAGAAGATCGGAAAGGTAATGGAGGAGTACAAAACGGGGAAGCTAAAAAGCGGCAAGCCGGGGCCGGGAAAGGGACCCAAGGTAAAAAGCCGCAAGCAGGCGGTAGCAATCGCGCTGCGTGAAGCAGGCGTTAAGAAAAAGGGAGGGAGGAAATGAAACGCGGTGATCGTGTCAGCTGGATGTACCAGGGCACTAGGACCTACGGCGTTGTAACCAGCACCCCTGGAGCCGGCAGCCATTCGATCAAGGGACCAACAGGCGGCACTGTTACCAGGCTTGGCACTGCCGATGATCCGGTCGTTGCGATCAAGTCCGAAAGCACCGGCAACCCTGTCCTCAAAAAACGCTCTGAGTTATCGGCGGCACCGAGGCGGAAATGATCAGCTATCGCGGTGAGCAGTTTGACGGCTACAACAAGCCGAAGCGGACACCAAGCCATCCGAGTAAATCCCACGCTGTCCTTGTCAAAGAAGGCGACAAGGTACGGCTGATCAGATTTGGTCAGAAGGGCGTGTCAGGCTCACCAGCACGAAAAGGAGAATCAGCAGCGGACAAAGCCAGAAGGGCATCATTTAAGGCGAGACACGCCAAGAACATCGCTAAAGGCAAGATGTCCCCCGCATATTGGGCTGACAAGGTTAAGTGGTAGCTTCCTGATCATGTATCCAGGTTTTCAGCTCCGCGACATACCAGCGCAGATCCTGAGCCTTGGCTGCGTGCCAACTGTTGCCGGTTGCAAGGTATTCAGCCATATGGCGGTCTATCGCCTTCAGGCATTGATAAATCAGGGGATTCCAAGGTTCACGCACCGGCGTGTTCCATTCCCGTTTTGACATCCCTAGTTACCAACCACTAATCTAGGTCCGCCAATAAACCCTGCGGGTTTTATGTCTGACGAGATTCAAGCTCAGGAGCCTGCGGCACCTGGAGCCGAACAAGAGATTGCTTCGCTGCAAAAGCGGTTAGAAGCAATGGACAAGAAGAACGCCCAACTGCTTGACGAATACAAAAAAGCAGTTGATCGAGCAAAGGCAGTTCCTGATGGTGTTGACATCGAGGAGCTGATTCAGTTCAAAAGACAAGCCGAACAGCAGGAACTCGAATCGCAGGGGAAATACTCTGAAGCGAGGCAAGCTCTGGAGCAGCAGTTCCGTGAGGCGACGGCGGAAAAGGACAAGCGCATCGCAGAGCTAGAGCAGCGTGTTCGTGAGCTTGAGCTGCTCACGCCCGCTGTTAGCGCCTTGGCAGATATCGTTCATGATCCAGACCTGATCATGAAGACCAAGCTGTCGCCGGATCAGATCGAGCGTGAACCTGACGGCACGGTTGTCGTTGTTGACGGCTACCAGCGCACCCCGGTCACTGAATGGGCAAAGACCCTGCCTAGCTGGATGCAGAAGCAGCCGAAGCCCCAGGGCAGCGGCGCACCTATCGGACGCAGCTCCGGCGAGATCCCCGCTGGCGTTGCTAATCCGTTCCTTCCTGAGAGTTACAACCTGACCGAACAATCACGACTGTTTAAGACTGACCGTGATTTATACGAAAGGTTGAAAGCACAAGCAGCACGTTAAACTTCCAGCAAACCGGCTGCGCTGGTATTAGGGCTGCGCCCGTTCTGTAAAAACACTTTTGGACTTAAACGATGGCGACTCTCCGGTCGGACATCATCGTTCCTGAGGTATTTACGCCTTACGTCATTGAGCAGACCACTCAGCGCGATGCCTTCCTGGCTAGCGGTGTTGTGCGCCCGATGGCTGAGCTGAATGCCACCGAGGGCGGTGACTTCATCAATGTGCCTTTCTGGAAGGCAAACCTGTCTGGTGACTTTGAAGTGCTGTCTGACAGCTCTTCTCTGACCCCCGGCAAAATCACTGCTGACAAGCAGGTTGGCGTCATTCTTCACCGTGGTCGTGCCTTCGAGGCTCGTGACCTGGCTGCACTTGCAGCTGGTAGCGATCCGATGGCTGCTATCGGTGCCAAGGTTGCTGACTACGTTGCTAACCAGCGTCAGAAGGATCTGCTGTCCTGCCTCAAAGGTGTGTTTGGCACCCTGGGCACCACCAGCTCTTCCGCTGCCTTCTTTGGTCTGACCATTGATGGCGAGTCTGGTGACACCCCCACCGTGCTCAGCCCACGCCACGTTGCTGAAGCTCGCTCCCTGCTGGGCGATCAAGGCGACAAGCTGGCCGCCGTTTGTATGCACTCCAAGGTCTATTACGACCTGGTTGAGCGCCGTGCAATCGACTATGTCAGCACTGCCGACGCTCGCGGCACCAGCACCACTCAATCCGGTGGTTCGATGGTTGCTGCCTTCGGCAACCCCACTGTCCCGACCTACATGGGTCTGCGGGTCATCGTTTCTGATGACGTGCAAACCGAGGGCAGCGGTGCTTCGTCCGAATACGCAACGTACTTCTTCACCGAAGGCGCTGTTGCTAGCGGCGAGCAAATGGCGATGCAGACAGAGACCGATCGTGACATCCTCGCTAAGAGCGATGCCATGTCGATCGACCTGCACTATTGCTACCACCCGGTTGGCTCGAAGTGGGCGGTGACTACTGTCAACCCCACCCGCGCTCAGCTGGAAACGGTTAGCAACTGGTCGAAGGTGTACGAGCTTAAGAACCTCGGCATCGTTCGCGCCACTAACACCTCCAACTTTGACTGATAGGAGGAACTAACCATGGCATCTCTGTTTGAGATTGGTGCTGGCAAGGCAATCGGCTACACCTCCGGTGGCGCCGTGACCCAAGCAACCAGCAAGGCAACAGGCGTGACTCTGAACCAGGCTGCTGGTCAGATCACCACAGATGACGCAGCCCTTGCGGCTGGCGCTGAGGTCACTTTTACCGTGACCAACGACAAAGTGGCAGCTACTGACGTAGTTGTCGCTTGCATCGCTTCTGGCGGCACCTCCGGTGCTTACACCCTCGGGTGTGGCGCTGTTGCCGCTGGCTCCTTCGACCTGACCCTCGGCAACGTGTCCGCTGGCTCTCTGGGCGAAGCTGTAGTGATCAACTACGCCGTGATCAAGGCTTCTGCCTCCTGATTATGGGGTTGTTCGCTTTTAGGCGAGCACGGGAACTTGAGGCTGTTGCTACGGCGGCAGCCTCTGCCCCTCCCGAGCTTGTAACTGATAAACCTTCCGAGACGCCCGATGGCAATCTCAATCGACGCAACAGTCGGGGGCGCAAGCGCAAACAGCTACCTGACCCTGAGTGACGCTAACGCGATCATCGATGGCTTAGTCCAAGATGATGACGTAGCTGCTTGGGCGTCTGCTACGGACGATCAGAAGAATCGTGCCTTGTACACCGCTACCCAGCGGATTGATCGTGAACGCTTTTTAGGTGCCCGTGCGACTGATACGCAGTCTCTCCAGTGGCCGCGCACTGGAGTCCGAAAGCCAGACACCTACATCAATACTTACTCGGTTGGTTTTCCGTTTCGTATTACGACTGACTACTTCACGGACACCGAGATCCCGGATCAGGTCAAGAAGGCGCAGGCGGTTCTGGCGGTCTACCTGAACAACAACAAGGACGGGCTGGGTCTTAGCGGGCTTGAGGACTACAAGAACGTCAAGATCGGTAACCTGGACGTTACGCCTAACACCTATGGTGCGACGGGTGCTGATCGCATCCCGCCGATGGTAGAGCGTTATTTCACCGGGCTTAGAATCAGTGGACCTGGCAACATCGCTGTTAAGCGGAGCTGATTCATGGGTTACGCCTACCCCGGTGCTGAGTTCATCGACGACACCAGCGCCCATGCCGGGCGTTTCGGCAAGATCGTTGCCCTTGAGGATTCGGTGATTGCCAGCCTTTCGGCTGAAGATTACACCGGCAACACCCTCTCAGCGATCCCCTTGAAGGCAAGCTGCGAGATGTATGGGGTCTTTACTAGCGTCACGCTGACCAGCGGCACTGTCGTCGCCTACAGGCTCTGATCATGCATAGAAGCGTTCAGATTGACCCGAGCTACAGCATTGGCGCTGATTTCGTCAGCAACACGACTGAGCGAACTGGGCGCTGGAACAAGATCTCGATCCTGAAGAACAACACCAGCTTTAGTGCGCTTACGGCGCAGAACTGGACTGGCAACAGCCTTGTGGGTGAGTCGCTACCTGCTGGGTTTGTAATCCAGGGAGTTTTTACTGCTTTTACGCTTAACAGCGGCGGCGCTGTAATCGCCTACAAGATCTGACATGGCAAAAGCAGGCTCAGCGATCTCCGGCGTTGACTACGCGATCGGCGCGGAAGTCATTAATGATACGGAGACGCATACTGGCACTTTTATTCAGGTCGACTTTTACGAAAACAGCACGATCGACTCGATCGTCAGCACAAACATCATTGACGACAGCTTCAGTGGTGTGAGCGTTGACCAGGGCGCTCATCTCGCGGGGTACATCACGAGTATCACGCTCCAGAATGGGGCGTGTATTGCGTATCGAATCTGATGGCGCTTTCCAGCTC